TGAAGCATCATTTTTTTTTAATGTAATAGTTTTACCAGCACCAATATTTGCATAATCTGAAACTGTAATTGTGCAAGTAGCTTTAGCTGTAGTTAAAAATAATCCTCCAGCTCCCTTATCAACAAATGTTCCTGATGATAATTGATAAATAGTATCTGCTGTTCCTACAAAAGTAAAAACTGTGTTTTCATTATTTCTAAAACTATTTGCACCTTTAGCATTTTGTAAAACATTTGATGTACCACTATAAGGTACTAAACCTTTAACTGGTTTATAGCTAGATTGTGCATGATACACATTAGTCGCCACAGTTGCACCAGGATTCAAATGATCTGGTTGATCTGGTAGCCATTCGCCAAAAGGTAGTTGCATAATTTTTTTTTCCTGTTGTTAAGAAATTGAAACAAATGGAGAAGCTACTGAAGTTACAGTTCTAACTTGTAAAGGACTTCCATTGTATTCATCTTCTCTATCGTTTAACTCAAGTCGTTCTAAAGCTGTTGCATACATTTGTTGCCATGTTTGAACTTGTTGAGGATTGATACCACCTAAAAAGTTTGCTGCATGAAACAATGAGCCATATAAATATATAGCTGGGTGAGATGCTAAAATATAATTTGTTGCATTAGTTGAAGTTAAAGCTGGAAATTTTTTAAAGTAATTCATTACAGCAGTATAAGTTGCATCTGGTTTTGGAGAAAATCTTAAAGTATCTCCTAAAATTGTAAATGTAGTTGGCTTTCCAGTAGTTGATGTTCCACTTGTTGTGTCCATAGATGCTGGTGTTGTATAAACTAATGGTGTTTTTGTTTGACCACTTAATATATAAAAGTTTCTAATTTGTAAAAAGTCTGTTGGTAAAGCTGCTGTTTCTGCATTAACAGTTATATTAACTTGAGCTATCATAGCTCTAACTCTTAATTTAGAATTAAGATCAGCTTCAGTTAATTTAATAAAATCATCACCTATTTCAGTTGTTAAATCTGATCTGTTTAACCAATTTGCTAGTGATGTTTTTAATTCTGTGTATGTTGTTAGTGCCATTAAAATTTGCCCTCTGCTGTTCTAAAATATCTAAATTCAGAACTGTTTAATTTTTCTTTTAAGATTTTCTTTTGAGTTTCTTGTGGTAATTCAAACCAATTACCTTTGTTTTGATCTTTATGATATTCCTTGCACCATATCTCTAATATTACTACTGGAATTGATGCTATTCTTTTAAGTCCTTTATCTGAACTATAACCATCATTTTGATTAAATAATTTTTTGTTATTTTCTATGATCGGTTCAATATCAAGTGATCTTTTTTGAATAATACCATCTTTGTCATTATCTAAAAATGTTTCAGTAATATGCTTATCTGTTTCTTCAAGTATTTTTCTCATTAACGACCTTGACCTTTGTATCTAGTAAGTTTCATTTGTCTTTTTTCTGATTTGTTTAATGACTTTTTGTGCTTACCTAATTTTGGTGGTTTATCTCTTGGAGTAAAAGAATTGAACTTTTGCTTCGCCACTAGCCACCCATTTCAACAATAGAAATAACAGCATTATTTCCACCTAAAGCAGCTACTTTTTCGCCTGGAGAAACTTTAAAAATTTCTGGTTGATCTGCTGGTATAAAAATATGACTAGCAGTAGCAGTTGGAGAACCACCAAAGATAATATGAAAATCTGTTGAAGAAGCTATTCTTACATATTCAGTTTGTGAACCAAAAGCAGATGAAGCAATAGATGCAGCAGTTCCTGCCATAGTTATTTTTTGTATTGTTCCTGGTCTTAAACCATAATTAAAACTCATAATTTATTTTCCTTTTTTTTTTGATTTTGATTTTTTCTTTTTACCTTTTTTCTTAGGTGGTCTACCTTTTTTAGAACCATAAGTTCCCATTCCGTATGGCATAATTTATTTCCTTTTATTGATTAGTATTTGTGGGGAAGTATCGCTAGACAAGATCCCCACAAAATTTGTAATTATCTTCTAATAACAAGTGTTACTGCCATAGCTGATGTATTTGTTGAATTACCATCAGTTTTAAGCATAACAGCATCATTTTCTTCAACTCTATTTGCAGCAGTTGGTTCAGAAGTTAAAACTCTGTTAGCTGATCCTGAAGCTGTATGACTAATTGCACTACCAGTAATTGCTACTGGAGTAACACCAGATGCACCAATTTTAAAAGTGATAGCTGCTGTTCCAGTTGTAACAACTGCATTGTGTGTAATAATTTTAATTATTCTTCCACCATCAGGTATAGCAACAAAAGTTTCTGAAGCTGATGATACATTTGGTATTACACCAGTTATAAAATAATCGTTAAGTGTTCGCATAGTATTTTCCTTTTTTTGTATTGCTTCGTTCCGATATTAAATCTTCAAAGAAAACAAAATTATTGATTGAGTAATAAGAGGGGAAATTAATCCCCTCCTATAAGTATTTTGATTAAGCTGTTGTTAAATCAAATATAGCACCATTCGCTGCTTCGTTTTTAGCAACAAGTGTATATTCAGCTAACATAGCTTTTTTCTGAGCATCACCTGTCTTAGCTAGATCCATCATTTGGAAATCTCTAAGGTAAGCAACTGCCCACATATCAGGTTGAAGTACAAAAACATCTCTTGATCTTGAGAATCTATTTGGAACAACAGTCATTGATCCAAAGTCTGATTCATAAATATCAATTGCAGCAACAAGTTTTTTGTCATCTGCTTGAGTCATTTTAGTAGAACCACCAGTAAAGCCTGATAGTTTTTGTTTGTTGAAAGAACCCAACATAATCATTGATGGATCTCCACCAGAGTTCCAACAAGAAGCTGCAACACCTTTTAATTGAGCTTCAGTAAAAGCTCTTTGTGTTCCATTAGTTCTTAAGATACCTGGAGTATCAGTTCCACCTACTGCACCATTAGCACCAATTGCATTAATGTTAGTTTGAATCCAAGATGCTAAACCAGAAGAAGTTCTAGCTGCTGCTGCACCACCTACTGCTGCTGATTGGTTGTTACAAAGAACAAGTTCCATATCTCTTTTAAGCTCTTTAGCATTTTTTGAGATTTGGTATGCTAGTTCTTGGTTTCTTCCAGCAGTATTAACAGTATCTTGAGTACCAGAAACAATTACAGACTTTCTTGAAATTTGAGTTCTGTTATTGATTCTTGATGTTGGTACAACTGCTGTGAAAGCGATTTCATCACCCTCTACTTGAGCATTAGTTGCTGCTGCTGCAAGAGCATCAGTTTGCCATTCATGCAATGTTCCCTCTGCTTTTTCTTTTCCAATTGAACTCATAAACGGAGTATCAGTAGGAGAGATGTTATAGATAATATCTGATAAATCTTCTCTGTTACCGATAGCAGTAAAAGTTTGGAACGTATTTGTTACGATTGCCATAGTTATTTTTCCTTATTGTTGAGGTTATTTGTTAGTTATCATGTCCAAGAAAACATTTTGAGCATCTTTCATGCTTCCAGTTTTCTTTAGACGACTAAATTTTTCTTTTCTAACTTTCAAATTAACTTCATTACTGCCTTGCTTGACTCCAGAAGAAAAAACTCTACCAGGTTTAGAAATCTTTTTAGCAATATTCGGTTTTGAATTTTGCAAACTTCTATACTTCATGGCATCATTAACCAACATCACAATTCTATGATCGTACACTTGAGCAACTTCTTGGTCGTTAAACCCATAATTGTTTAAGGTACTTTTCATAGTAGCTTTTAAACTTGATGCTTTTACAGGATCAGTAAATTCTGGCATTTTAGTTTCCAGTAATTTTTTTTGTTCTTGTAAAAATCCATCAAATTGTGTTTTTTGTTCAGCTTGGGTTTGAGCAATAGCAGAATTAAGTTTTTCTTGCTTTCTTCTTAACCTATGTTCAATCCTCATAGCTTCTGTTGGATCATCTTCGTACATTTGTTCTAAATCAACAGAATTTTTTTCTGCGTTTAGTTCTTGTTGAGCAGCAGACATTAATTCATTAACTTTATTAAGTTTTTGAGAGTAATCTAGTCTTTGCTTTTCAGACTCAGATTGAAAGTTCTTTCTTTGATTAGAAAGTTCTTCAGTCTTTTGTCTATAGTCAGCATCTCTTGAGTAACCATTTCTCAACTCATCAAGGGTAACTTCTAATTCTTGACCTGCAACTTTTACCTTGTAGGTGGAATCTTCTAGTTTCT